CATGACGATGATGACCGCTAACCCTAGAGCAAAAATTGAGTCTAAGTCATTTCACCTTATTGTTATTGATGAGTGCCAAGAAGCAGATGACTTTATTGTAAATAAATCAATTGCCCCTATGATGGCGTATTACGCTGGTACAATGGTTAAAACGGGTACACCAACTACAAATAAGAATAATTTTTATAAATCTATTCAATTGAACAAAAGACGGCAGACTGGACGTAAGTCTCGTCAAAATCACTTTCAGTGGGACTGGAAAGACGTAGCTAAGATTAACCCTGACTACGCCACACACATTCGTAAAGAAATGCTTCGTATTGGAGAGGATTCCGATGAGTTTCAGATGTCGTACAACTGCAAATGGCTTCTTGAACGCGGAATGTTTGTCACGAGTTCCCTCATGGATGAACTTGGCGACACTAGCCAGGAACTCGTCAAAGTCTGGCATCAGACCCCTGTTGTGGTCGGAATCGACCCAGCTAGAAAAATGGACTCCACTGTTGTCACAGTTGTCTGGGTGGACTGGGACCGTCCCGATGAGTTTGGCTATTTTGACCATAGAATCCTTAACTGGTTGGAAATACAAGGCGACGACTGGGAAGAACAATACTTCCAAATCGTCAACTTTCTCGCCAATTATGACGTTCTTGCGGTCGGAGTAGACGCGAACGGTGTTGGTGACGCAGTAGCCCAACGTCTAAAGATTTTGTTGCCTAGAGCAGAGGTAATACCACTGACTTCTAGTCAACAGGAGCAATCAAAACGGTTTAAACATCTACAGGCACTTTTGCAGCGTAGGTCACTAATTTTCCCATCACATGCAAAGACTAGAAGATTAACTGTTTGGAAGAAGTTTTTTCAGCAAATGACAGATGCTGAAATTAGATACAAAGGACCTAACTTCACCGTGGCTGCGCCAAATGAGGCGTATGCACACGATGACTTTGTGGATTCTTTGGCTATTGCCTGTTCCTTAACCCAGGAATTAGTAATGCCAACTGTCGAAGTTTCGAACAATCCTTTTTTCTAAAAAGTTTGAGTTCAAGCAGAAAAACAACCAAGAACGCGAGAAACTAGCTATTGGAAATACTGCAGTTTCCGTTTCAACTTATAAAGGAGTTACCTATGGGTATCGCACCAAATCCTATGTTCCCTGAGCGTGCACCACAGGGATATGAAGTCAAGCCAGCTGGCAACGAAGAACGTCGTGGACCACTTCGTTTTGAAGAAGGTATCGCAACTGACACTGACGTCCCTAATGACTTTGAGAAGGGCATCATGAACGGCTTCGCAGCTGCTCCTGGTCGTCCTAACCGAAATGCCCCAGTATGGCAAAAGCCAGCTGCTGAAACCATGAGTGAGCGTGCTCACGTAGGTTCAGCTGCATGGATTGAGGCTCCAACATTCCTTGGTGAATTTGCACACGGCTCGTTTTCGAACAACGCCGAGCAGGTCATCGAGACTAAGTTGGTCTCAGGGGGCAAGACTCAGCGTCTAAACCCAACAGTCGTAAACGACTAAAAACTGTCCGTTAGTCAACCTTACTCTAATACAGGAGTAAGGTAGACTTTCGGCTAGAGGAGCAAAATGGCAGAAATCCCTGTAAACGAAAAGCTTTACGCTATGGTAGTAACCCAGGCTAAAGCTAAGTATCGTATTTACCCATCACCTGGCGCAAGCCACTGGGTACATCGACGCTACCTGGAACTTGGTGGCAAGTACGAGGATTCTGAAAAAATTGCTGAACGCAAGAGAATGCTGCAACGTGCCATTGAAGCTAGAAGAGCAGCTCGAGGCAGTAGCGATAAAGATAGTAAGAAAAATGAGGACAACTAATGTCATACGCTGATTTTTCTCCTCCCAGTTATAGAGCTGCATCGTCTGACCTTACCATCAGCATTTCCCCTCTGGGACTTGTAGAACTTGCTGATGAAGAATTTGAGGTCCACGGCCCTCGTCTAAACCGTTACTCCCTAAACTGGGCCATGTACCTTGGCCACCACTGGGGTTATCGCCGTGAGCAAGGCGAAATGCAAATCTCGCTCAATTACTACAGAGCTTTCCTAGACTATATTGCTAGATTTACATTTGGTAACGGAATTCACTTCCGTAGTCCTAAAGTTACCGAAGCAATTGTCCCCAACAGACTTGAAAGAGTTTGGGAGATTGACAACGATAAACAGCGTGTTCTTTTTGAAATTGCACAACTTGGTGGAATTACAGGAGATGCCTTTATTAAGGTTGCTTACGAAGAATCATGGACAGACAGTATTGGTCGTTTCCACCCAGGACGTGTAAGAATTCTTCCTTTGAACTCAGCCTTTGCTTTCCCTGAATTCCACCCTCACGACAGAAGCCGTCTTCTAAGATTTAAGCAGAAGTACCGTTTCTGGGGTACCTCTCTAGAAGGAACCCGTCAGGTGTTTACATACACTGAAATTCTTACTGACGACATTATTGAAGAGTATGTTAACGACGAGTTGATTGACTCAAGACCAAACCCACTAGGCCAGATTCCTGTAGTACACATTCCGAACATCCCAGTATCTGGTTCTCCATGGGGATTGTCAGACGCTCACGATATTATTACTGTTAACCGTGCTTATAACGAAATCTCTACTGACGTAGCAGACATTGTTAACTACCACGCTGCTCCTGTAACAGTTATCGTAGGTGCTAAGCAGGGTAACCTAGAAAAGGGTGCTAAGAAGGTTTGGGGTGGTCTTCCAAAAGACGCTCAGGTATTTAACCTTGAAGGTGGGGCTTCTGGACTTACTGGAGCTATGCAGTACTTGCAGATGCTTAAGATGTCTATGCACGAGCTCATGAATATTCCTGAAACAGCGTTGGGTCAGGCACAGCCTATCTCTAACACCTCTGGTGTTGCTCTATCTATTCAGTTCCAGCCTCTAATGAACCGTTGGTCACAAAAGAGTGCTCAGTATGGAATTGGTCTTGAAAGAATTAACGAGCTAGTTATTCTTAACCTTGCGATTAAAGAACCAGAAACAATGTTCTATAATCCAGAAACAGATGGTCCAATAAAAGAGGGTCAGCTAACACAGCTAGACCCACAGGACCCTATTACTTATGTTACTTACGCACACTTCCCTCCACCACTACCTTTGGATAAGTTGGTTCTTTTGAACGAACTAAGCCAAAAGATGTCCATGGGACTTGAGTCTAAAGAGGGTGCTCTACGTGCTCTTGGTGAAGAATTCCCTGACGAAAAGATTCAGGAGATTCGTAAGGAGCTTCAGGATGACGCTCTGGCTGAAGGTGCGTTGAACCTAGTTCGTGCTCAGATTTCTAAGCAGTTGATGGACCTAACTGGAATGATGGTTAGCCCTGATGGTACTGCAACTCCTATGGACCCAGTAATGCTGGGTGATGGGGATACTCTTGGAGATGGGCAGCTAGGCCCTACAGGTGAAGGCGATGGTCAGGTCGAAGAAGACCAACTAGAAGCTGAAGCCTCCATAAGACAGTCTTTGGTAACTCAAGCCTACGGAACAAGAAATTCTGTAAGAAATACAGTTGACAAAGATTAATAATTAATTTCATGTAATTATGGAGTTAAGGAACACTTTTAGTGCTTTTTGTACTTAACTTGTTCTATAAATACTGACAAGGTCATGTGACATTAATACGGAAAACGACCCATAGAATGAAAAGAGAATAACAATGGATGAAAATCTAGAGGTAGTAACACCTACCGACGTAACCCCAAACACTAATGCAGCTTTTGCTGAGGAGATAGCAGTGCAGAACCAGTTCACAGCCGATGACATCGTCAAGGCACGTGCGCAGGAAAAAGCTAAGCTATACCCACAGGTAGAAAAGCTACAAGAAGAGCTCTCCCTTTTAAAGCAAAAGGAACAGGAGCGTGAGGCTAAAGACGCTGAACGTAAGGCACAACGTGCTGCACGTGAAGCAGAGCTAGCTAAGCAAAAGAAGCTCGAAGAGGAACAAACCCTCGAACTTCGTGACCTTCTATCAAAGAAGGAACAGGAGTGGCAGTCTCAGCTAGAGACTGAGCGTGTTGAGCGTGAGAAGGCATTTGCCCTTCTGGAACGCGAACGTCAGTTCCAAGAACTACAGCAGTACCGTCAGCAACGCCTTGAGGCTGAACGGGAAAACATTATTCCAGAACTTATTGACCTAATTTCTGGAAACACTAAGGACGAAATTGAGCAAAGCGTTGCTGGGCTCAAGGAACGTTCTGCTAAAATCTTCGACTCTGTTGCGCAAGTCGCACAGCAAAGTCGCAAGGAAATGGCGGGAACTCGTATAACGAGCCCTGCCTCTGGACCCCTCGACAACGACTCGGACTCACGTACGTACTCACCTAATGACATTTCTAATATGTCAATGGCAGACTATGCGAAGAATCGTTCCAAGCTTCTTGGAAACAGTAATAACCGTGGACAGGGATTGTTCGGGTAATTCAAACAACCTAACCTAACGACCGCTTCTGAAAGGAGCAAAAAATGGCAGCTTCTGCTATTACAGGTTCGTCCCAGCTTGCTGGTGCACCAACCGCTTACTCAGGTTCGAACAGCTCGCTATCGCAGGCTATTCAGACCATCTGGTCGAAGGAAATTCTGTTCCAGGCGATGCCAATTCTTCGCTTTGAGCAGTTTGCAGTTAAGAAGACTGAACTTGGTGTTGCACCAGGTCTTCGTGTTAACTTCCTTCGTTACAAGAACTTCGCAGTGGATGCAACTCCACTGACCGAAGGTGTCCGTATGACCACCAACGCTCTAACCGCAGAGCAGATTGCTATCACCGTTGCAGAGCACGGCTACGCAGTTGCAGTTTCAGAACTGCTACTGAACGCTTCGTTCGACGACATCATGGCTTCTGCTTCACGTTTGCTTGGTCGCCACATGGCTCAGTACCTAGACGTACAGGCTCGTGAAACACTGTCAGCTGCTACTTCAGCATCTTTCGGTTACGACCGTTCGGCTATCTCAGGTGGTGCCTTCACCAACTATGACGAAGGTAACGTAGCTACCGCAGTATCTGGTGCCAACACTTCTGTTGGTTCAGGTACAAACGCTGGTAAGTACAAGCTAACCACTGGTGCTATCAAGGACTCAGCTCTTATCCTTGCTTCTAAGAACATTCCTAGAATCGGTGAGACCTACGTTCAGTTCATCCACCCTAAGCAGTCTCGTGACCTTCGCTCGAACCCAGAGTTCATCGAAGTAACCAAGTACGCTGCTCCAGGTAACTTCATGCTAGGTGAAATCGGTCGTCTATACGACGTCGTATTCATCGAGACCACACAGGTCAAGAAGTACGCATCTGGTACATCTATGGTGAGCAACAGCTCTCTTGTTGGTGCTCCATCAGATTACTGGTCTGCACCAGTAAAGGCTAACACTGCTCCTGGTGG